CCGCCCCCGCATTCAGTTTCAACGAACAATCTATTACCGACTTTGATGCCAGAATGGAAAAGATTGGATTTATCTATGAAGGAACTTTTGATGATTGTGTTTGGATTTACAGAAAATCTAAAAGTCAATCAGTATCTATCCAAGTAGGATTTGGTGGTGTATTATCTGTAAGAGTATATGAAAGTGATTACACCGGTAATATAATTAAAAACATCAAAATTGATTTGGGTGATACACAACACTACATAAACCTTGTTAAAAAAATTGGTAGAATTGTAGAAAATAATTAAATTATTTTTGTAATGTAAAAAAAATAGCATAACTTTGTAAGACACTAAACAACTATAAAAACTACGACTATGAAAAAGAACTTAAATCAAATGGTAGATTTCTTCACTAAAACAGGAATGGTAAAATATCCTTCATTATGTGAAACACATAACAAACTTGTTGAAGCATACAAACAACACGGATTTTACAATCACGAAAATCCTGTGATGTTGTATAAAAAGTTGATGACCCAACAAGTAGAAATAATGTAATTCTTTACAATATAAAAAACTTTGATATATTTATAGATATGGGAACAACAGCAATTTTTAAGATTTACAACGAAGGTAAGTTCGTTATTGGTTCTTGGGTTAAATGGAATGGCGGTGTTGGAAGCAATGGAATATTCCCATACTTCCTAAAAAACTTAAGCTATAATGCGGACAAGAAATCCATTTACGACATCATCAACCAATTTGTATTAAACAACAAGTTCAATAGTTTAACTGGCTTTGATAAGAAAAAACCATTTTCAAGACAGATGGAAGACAATGGTATGGCGTATGTTGATTTGTTATTTTGGGAAACATCATTAAGTGAAAATAAATTATTACAAAATGATTTATATGGTGAATACACTTATGAAGTTCGTTTTACAAAAGATAGGATTAAAATAAAAGTCATCTATGGTATTCACGAAAAGATATTTGTTTTTAATTGGTTTCCAAATATTGATAATATCAACATAGTAATTAAGGAACTAAATGATTGGGTTAATGATATTGACTACGGATTAAACGATTGTAATTGTGGTGAAGACAATAACGAAATAACAGAATAATATTATGAGAGGTTCAAGCAAACTAACGGAACAACAAGTTCAAGAAATCAAAAGATTGTTCGCAACAACTATGTTGTGTGATGCGGACATCGCAGAAATGTATGGTGTATCAAGACCACACATAAACGCAATTAGACACGGGAAACATTATGGTGATGTTTTGGATTATATGTTGGGTTTAACGACAACACATACATTGATTGGGGGTTATGACTATTCATCAGGAGTTCGTCCCGTAGAGACAAACTATGGGGTCAAATATTTGATTATACATTACATCAACCAAGATGTATTCCACGAGTGTGGAAGTTTCTATGATAAGGTGCCAAGCTATGATACATTAAGACAACAACACGATTTATTTGTAAAAAAGTTTTTTTATTCCAATAAAAAAGCATAACTTTGTATCACTATGAAAGACAAACAATCTAAAGAAATCAAAAGAATTGAAAAAGCCGTAAATGATTACATCATCAAACACGGGGGTAATTGTATCGTCAATTTTTCAATATCAGCATTCAACGAAGAAGGTGATGTTATTGACGACCAGTTGTGGTTGTTTGGGGACAAAGCAATCTTGAAGATTGATAATGAATGTATGTTGGGTGAAATTGAAAAAATGTAAAAAAAGATTTTTTAATTCCAAAAAAAAATCCCTAACTTTGTATCATTATGGAAGACATCAAAAAAACTGAAGAAACTTACATCGGTGTGGAATATATCCACACCCTTATGTTAAACAACGATGAAGAAAGAAACCTTTATCTTGGAATGAATGTGTATAATTCAAAGAAGGAAATACACGAAGAACTGGTTTTAATTATTCGTCCTGAAGACCACGAATACTTGTTAAACTACCTTTTGGAAAAACAAAACAAAAAATAATATGGGACAGACAAAAAGATTATTTGAAGAAATGACCTTACAGGAAATGATTATGTTTAAGTTCAACAACCAAATGGACGATGATGATTACCTGTATGAAGAACACAGACAACAACAAATGGAACAGGAAGAGCAAGAAAGATTGGCTTACGAAGAAATGTTAGGAGACAGATAATATGAAATTAGAAAAAATTGTAGAACTGGCGTTAAGACATAAGCCAGAAACCATAGCATCAAATGATTTGTTATGGGTTGAAGTATGTAAAGCAATGTGTAAGGCACAAAACATTAAAACACTTGATGATTTCTTCTTAAAGATTTTAAGTGGGGATATTCCGTCATCACACACAACAGCAGCAAAACTTACAAATGTAAGAAAGAAGTATCCTGAATTAAAACCTACCAAAGAACAGATGATGTTAAAGAAGGAAGTTAAACAAAGATACATAGACGAATATAGAAACGCTTAAGATGAAAATACCAAGACAAAGGAAATCGGGACATCACAGAAGAAAGGATAGAATATTCATAATCCTTCAAGCGTTGGTATGGACGATTGAATTAAACAAACAAATCAAAAGTATCAAATATTATCAAGGATAATTTGTTTATATCAAAAACATTTAGTATATTTGTATCATTATGGCACAGAACAAAGATAGACAAATCGCAGCACAATCAAGTTTGAAACTTGTATTAGAATGGAGCAATTCCTGTGGGAAATGCTTGGAACTTAAAGAATTGGTGGGTATTACAAATGTAATCGTGGATTATGTTGAAAATGGATATTCAGCAGAGTTGGGTAAAAGATTGGATACAATCCAAGACCATTTAGACCACAAAGGATTACCAAAGATGTAATGTGATGTTTGCTCCTATATAGAAAGACCCTGACATTTTGTCGGGGTTTTTTGTTATATACATTTTTACAACATAAACTATATTTATAGAAATCAGGGGAATGAAACCAATTTCAGTATGGAAGTCCAAGTATCAACACTTTATTTAGATATAGACAAAGCAGTCAAGGAAGGTAAAAGACATATCTTCTTAAGGGGAAGTTCTAGAAGTGGTAAGACCTATCAAAGCATATCGTATCTTATTTTATACATTCTACAGAACCCCAACACAACAATCACAATCGTTAGGGACACACTTGTATCAATCCGTAATTCAGTTCTATTGGACTTTCAGGAAGTGATGAACCAAATGGGTATGTATAACCCCGAGCAGTTCAACAAAAGTGAAGTGGTGTATCGTTTTGATAATGGTGGATTAGTTAGGTTCTTGGGAGCAGATGATGGTAGTGGTAAGTTAAGGGGTATGAAACAAGACATCGTATTCATCAACGAAATTACATCAGTTAGTCAAGATGCGTTTATTCAATTAGACATCAGGACAAGTAGGTTCATCATCGCAGATTACAACCCATCAGCTAGTGAAGACTGGTATGTTTATGAATTGGAAGAAAAAGAAGATGCTGAACTTATCATTAGCACATACAAAACCAATCCCTTCCTTGATGAAAGGATTGTAAAATCTATTGAAGGACTAAAGACAATAGACCCGGAAATGTATGAAGTGTATGCGCTCGGGAAACGAATAAAACCCCGTGAAACAATCTTCATAAATTGGGAAGTGGTAAATGAAGCACCACGATATTCAAAGATGTTAGGTGTGGGAATTGACTGGGGATATTCAAACGATGAATGTGCTTGTGTGTGGGGACTTATCAACGAACCTGATAATGTAATCTACCTGAAGGAAGTATTCTATGAAAAGGGATTGTCTAGTGATGATATATTATTCAAGATGAAAGAAGGGGGACTACAGAAGACCTTTGAAGTCATCGCCGACAGCAGTGAGCCACGCATGATAGATGAGCTAAAGAAGGGTGGATATTCAAGAGCTCGTGGTGTTAAGAAGGAAGCGGGGTCAGTCCTGTATGGTATAACCGAAATGAAGAAATACAAACTACAGATTGACGCATCATCAACTAACTTGATAGAAGAACTTAAGAACTATAAATGGTTCAAAGACAGGTCAGGAAACATCACCAGTAAGACAACAGGTAAAGACCACTTGATTGACGCCAGCCGTTATTTAATAACAGAAATGACCCATAAACCCAAAGTGAAATATAGCTTTATGTAATATGATAGATTTAAGATTAGGGGACTGCTTGGAAGTCCTAAAGACATTAGAAGACAATTCAGTAGATAGTGTGGTATGCGACCCCCCGTATCACCTAACATCAACCAAAGGTGGTAATAAAGGATTTATGGGTAAAGAATGGGACGGGGGTGATATTGCCTTCAGGACTGATGTATGGAAGGAATGTTTAAGGGTGTTAAAACCTGGCGGACACTTACTAGCATTTGGTAGCTCAAGGACATACCATAGAATAGCCGTGGCAATTGAAGATGCTGGATTTGATATACGAGACCAAATTATGTGGATATATGGTTCAGGGTTTCCAAAGTCCCATAACATCGGTAAAGCAATTGACGCAACGATTAAAACAGGTAAGTCAAATCCCAAAGCAATAAACCAAAGTGAAATGACGAAAACTGATGGTGAAGTTGTTAAAGTAATTCAACCTAATAACGGAATACTTGGTGATAAAAAAGAAGTGGTTAAGAATATTGGGGCTTCATTAGAAACTGATGAGGCGAAGATGTGGGAAGGTTGGGGGACTGCTCTTAAACCAGCACACGAACCAATAGTGATGGCACGAAAACCTTTAACTGAAAAGTCAGTTGCTCTAAACATATTAAAGTGGGGAACTGGTGGAATAAACATAGATGATTGTAGAATTGATTTTGAAGACACACCAAACGCAGCAACCAACCCAAAATATAGAAAAGAAAATAATTACAAGATGCCTGAATTAGGTCAAGAAAGTAAAGGTTCAGTTAATTTTACATCAAGTAAAAATGAATATGATACATCAGGTAGATTTCCTGCGAATATAATGTTTGATGACGATACTGATGAAGATTGGAAAAGATATTTTTATTGTCCCAAAGCATCAAAGAAAGAAAAGGATTTGGGATTAGACAATATGGAATTAAAAACAGGTAGGATTGGTGCCACTTATGCTGGCAATCAAGACACAAGTAAAATCGGGGGAAATCCTGATAAACCTACATTACCAAGAAAGAACCATCACCCAACTATAAAACCCATCGCACTTATGGAATATCTTATTAGATTGACTACCAGACCTGGTGGTATAGTTATGGATTGTTTTATGGGTTCAGGTTCAACAGGAGTAGCAGCAAAAAGAAATGGGTTTAGTTTTATCGGTATTGAAAAAGAAGAAGAATATTTTAACATAGCACAACAAAGAATAGATTATGAAACTTAAAAGAAATGGAAAACATTATGATTATCCTTACAAGACAATATTTGTAAAAGACAATCAACATGCTGCTCTACAAAGGGTGGCAAAGAAAAACAAATTACCATTAGGTAAAATGATAATTAAATTGGTAGAACATTATGAAAGTAGTATTGGGTAAGAAGGAATATGGTTTATTACCAATCACCATAGAACAATACGGGTTGTTGAAAGACAACCCTGATATTAAACCTGTTGAATTGATTACGATGATGACTGGTGCTCCTATTGAAGAAGTTAGACAAGCCCCCTTCGCTGATGTGAAGTTCGTGGCTCAATTCTTAATGACCGAATGGAACACAACTGAAACATCACCATTAAACTTGGTTGTTGATTTCAAAGGGGTTAAATATGGATTGATTAAACCATCACAAATGTCCTATGAAGAATGGATTAACCTTGAAGTGTTTATGGCTGAAAGTCCTTTGGATTTAACCAAACTGGCAACCCACCTATACAAACCATTATCCAACGATAAGATTGGGGAAGACAGGGAACTTATCCCTTATTCATTAGATGAATGTATGGGTCGTATGAATGACTTTAAGAACTTTCCAATTACTTGGTTCTTTTCAGCCCTTTTTTTTTTAACAACTTTCGTTCAGGAACTTACAAAAGCTTCCCTATTATCTATGGAGACGAAAGCGACAGAGAACAACAAAAAAGACAAAGCAAAGCCAAAGATACTACACCAGAAGAAGTCCAACAATCAGTAATTGATTTCTATTATCAATCACTTATGTTGTGTGCTCAAGACGACATCTTAAAGGTCAATCCCGTCCTTAAATTAGAATTGTTTGAGGTATTATCATATTTATCTTATAGGTTAGACAAAGCAAATAAAGAAAACCAAAGACACCAAAAAGCGATACAATAATGACTATTAAAGATATAATACAATTATTTGGGTATTTCACAGCACAACACCCTATATTAAGAACATTCAGTTGGGGAAACTTGGCTGACTATTCAAGGGACAATTACATCACCCAATATCCAGCATTCCATGCTGTTCCACAGCCATCGTTGGTTGAAAAGAATTATGCTGACTTCAACTTCAACATTTTAATCTATGACTTGTTGAATGAATATATTGATGGAGACCCAATCAATTCAAACCAGTTGGATAGTTTGGCTTTGACCGAAACTATCCTAAATGACTTCTACGCATTCTTTACAAATCAACTTACCCAATACGGATACTTCTTAACCACAAGTGTAAATTACACACCCTTCGTTGATAGGTTCAAGGAAGAAGTTTGCGGGATAGAAGCATCAATCACAATCAGGGTAGAACAGACAGCCTGTATTCCTGACTTCGTATTACAAAATGGTTTCTTGTTATATGAAAATGGAAACACGATGACTAGTGAAGATTGTGAAGTGGTAAGTTATGCTTCCCCTTCTTGTCCTAATGAAACCATCGGTCAATTACCAATCTTTAATGATGATGTAAGTGGTGGTTGGGTAGTGTTTAACAATTCAGGTAATACAATAACATATAGATTAAATGTTGATACTTTAATAGGTCAATCAGGAACATCAGGAACGAGCGGAACTTCAGGTAGTAGTGGGACATCAGGACAGAACGGGACTAGTGGTAGTTCAGGAACAAGTGGCTCATCAGGGACTTCGGGTTCTAGTGGGGTTTCAGGAACTAACGGAACATCGGGTAGTTCAGGAACATCAGGTTCTTCAGGTAGTTCAGGAACAAGTGGTGTTGATGGTTCAACAGGTTCTTCAGGTAGTTCAGGGACATCAGGAAGTAGTGGGACATCGGGAAGTTCAGGGACATCAGGTTCTAGTGGAACGGACGGAGCAACAGGTTCTTCAGGAAGTAGCGGCACATCAGGAACGAGCGGAAGTTCGGGAACTAGTGGTAGTTCAGGCGCTTCGGGTAGTTCTGGAACATCAGGCTCAAGTGGGTCATCGGGAAGTTCAGGAACATCAGGTAGTAGTGGTGTGAATGGAACAAGTGGTAGTTCAGGAACAGGTTTTACTTGGCGTGGGGCATATAATGGTTCAGCGACTTATGCTATAAATGATGTTGTATCATATTTAGGAAATAGTTATATTTCTTTACAATTAAACGCACCCATATTCCCATTTACTAACACACCACCACCGAACGCTTCATATTGGGGTTTAATGGCTCAAGCGGGAACAAACGGAACTTCAGGTAGTTCAGGAACATCAGGTAGTGGTGGTGGTGGTGGAAGTAGTGCTGTTCGTGTATTAAACCAAACATTAGCATTTACTGGTTGGACTTACAATACAGGAACAACTTACTACGATTATAGTTATTCTTATTCAGCAATCACATCAGCTTCAAGGGTAGATTTCGTCCCTTACAACACATCAGTATATATGGCAACCATTTCAAGGATACAACCATATAACGCAGTCGGTTCAGGGACATCAACATTTTATTCACAATATCCCCCATCAGCAGACATAACAGGGGACATATATATTTCATCAACAACATCATAAATTATGGCTTTTATTATACCAAACCAAACATCAACATCATTACAGCGTCCTATTCCAAAACCAACGGCATGGGTTAGACCAGCTGATTGGATTACAATAACTGACGCAGTTGGCGAAGTTCAATTTTTAATAAGTGATATTACAAATGGATATACAGCAATTGCCACACAATATACTGGTGTTGGTAATATCTATATTAGTTGGGGTGATGGAACAACAACAACAATTTCATCAGGAGCACCAACAACTACAAACAAACAATATACATCAGGGGGAACACCTTGTTCTTTAGGATATAATACTTGGAAGATTAGGGTATATGGTGATGTTGGAACAACACTTACAGATACAAGAATTGTATTAAATAGTAATTATTACAATTTTTTTACAGCCGCTTCAGGATTATTAGAAGCATATTATGGTGATGGAACACAACAAGGTAATTTTAGTAATTTGTTTCAGGGAGCATCAAGCACCCAACCATATTATCCTAATCTAACTTATTGTAAATTACCAGCAACAATAACAGGAGCACAAAGTATGTCTTATGCCTTTTCGCAATGTTGGGGATTAAGAAAAGTTGTAATGCCTACTTCAGCACCAAATGTAAATGATTTTTCATTTATGTTTTATTTTTGTAATAATTTAACAGAACCTATTGTATTTCCACAAGATAATGTTGGTGTAACTAGTATGAATAGTTGTTTTGCTAGTTGTTATTGGATTACATCTATTACACTACCTGCTTCAATGCCAGCTGTTCAAGCTATGAACGCAACTTTTAATAGTTGTTGGAGTTTAACATCAATCAATTTACCTGAAATGCCATCTTGTTATGCCTTTGCTGGAACATTTGGTTTTTGTGTTAATTTATTATCACTTGAAATAAAAAGTTTTGCCAATCTTCCAGCATCTATTTTTAACTTTGGTTCATTTGCCGTAAATTGTTCCGCATTGGAATATATCAAATTACCATCAACATTTCCAGGATTAAACGCAAACTTAACACAAGCATTTCAAAACTGCGGAGCATTAAAAAATATTGTATTACCATCTAATATGATAATAACAAATATGACTTCTGCTTTTTCTGGTTGTTATTCAATATCTTCAATAGTTATGCCTACAGCAACTGCTGCTATTACAACATTTGATAGTGCTTTTAATAATTGTTGGAGCTTACAATCAATCACAATACCAGGAACATCAGTAGCCACAGCAATTAGTTTTAACAGCACATTCAATGCTTGTTATTCATTAGCAGAAATAACAATTCCATCATCTTATGTTATATCACTTTTAACTTCAACATTCACAAATTGTAGAACATTACAAACCATAACTTTACCAAATAACGCACAAAATAGTTTAACAAATATACAAAATATGTGTAGTGGTTGTTATTCATTAAAAACTATTACAATGCCAACAAGTATGAACCTTTTAGCAACAACAACAGGGGCATTTGGTAGTTGTAATAATTTAACAACAATAACATTACCATCATCATTACCTGCTGTTACTAGTATGTCTAGTGTATTTCAAAATTGTTCTAATTTACAAAGTATTACAATGCCAACAAGTATGGCTGCTTGTTCTACTTTTTCATCTACTTTTGCGAGTTGTTATAGATTAAAAACTTTAACAATGCCATCAACAATCGCTAATAGTTCAGGAACATTTAATAGTTTAGTATCAAATTGTTATTCATTACAAAGTTTAATTTTACCAACAACACAAACAACAAATATTACAGATATTTCAAGTATGACTGATAATTGTGGTTCTTTATCAGGTATTACAAATATGGATAAAATAGGTAATACATCAACAACATCAACAATTTATGTGGGTGGAACAACCGCATTCCGTAATTGTAATCCAACTACATTAGATTTTTCAACAAAGTTTTCCAAGTTTGATGCTTATAGTTCTTCATTAGGTAATCCAACCCGTTTAACATCATTAAGATTAAGAAATACAGGGGCGGGACAATACGCAGGAACATCACCACAAATAAACATATCATATACAAGCTTGGGACAGGCAGCATTAGTTCAAGTGTTTAATGACTTACCAACACTTGCGGGAAAAACAATAAATATAACAGGAGCGGCAGGTGCGGCATCACTTACGGCTGGTGAAAGAGCAATCGCTACTGGTAAAGGTTGGACAATAACAGGATAAGATTATGATATACAAATTATTTTTAGAAGAAGGATTGTATCAAGACAAAGATACTAAAGAACCAAGAAACCTTATGGAAGCGGAAATCGCATATACCCCTGAAGGTATAAATGTAGGTTGGACTGAATTGGAAAACCTTGAAACAGCATTGGAATATTTCAACCTTGAATTAATACCAGAACCTGAAGAAGAATAATGGAAGATGAATTGTTAAATCTTATTGGTGAGCAATTGGTTAAACAAATTAAGGAACTAATCCTTACACCAAAACCAAGATATACTAAAGTTGGAAATATGCCTAAAGCAGGTAGTCCCTATAATTTTAGTTCAAATGGAAAGAATGGTTCATTATACAATTCTGTATCTTATGTTATTAGGGACGGGGAAATTGATATTCTAATGAATGACTATGGTGTTGATTTCGTATTTGGTGAAGGTTCTAAACCAAAGAAACCATTACCAAGAAGGGTTGTTGATGGGGAACTTACATCTTGGGTAATAACCAAAATGCGTAAGTCATCAAACGAAGCCAGAAGTATTGCCTACGCCATATCAAAGAACTTATCAAAAGTGGGATATAAGGGTTATAGAATATTTAATAATGAGTTTCAAGAAGAAACTGGAAGGTATGTTTCCCAACTTTTAGAAGACCCGAAATATCAGGAATTAGCATTGGGAGACATATTTGATAGAATAAACATATTTGGAAACGAACAATATAATTTAGCAATAGGATAATGATTACATTTTTATCACAACCCGAAACCATACAACCAGTTTATGGAAACTTGGTTTATCAATTTCAATCAACAGCCGCAACGGATACATCAATCTATAAGTTTAGATATGTGGTAAATGTCTTCACACAAGATGGACTAATTGCCGAACTTAAAATAACACCTTCAAGTCAAGGGTGGGGACAGATTGACCTTTCCCCTATTTTGTTGAACTACACATCATCTAAACCTGTGAATATAGGTTGTTCAGGTGAAACACCTGTTCATCAAGCTGCGTGGGGTTATTTAAGAAACAATATGATTATCTACGACATTATGGTTGGTGAAGAATACGCAACAACACCAACAGGTAATGTAATTGGATATAATGGAAATGGGGACACAGGAGCACCAAGTGTTCGTTCTAATGTTTGTTATGCCACAAATGGTGTAAAGGAATGGTTCAACGGAAAGTATTATGACTTTGACCCGTATTATCTTACAGGACAAACAAGCACCTTCCCACAATATACTTCAAGATTTTTAACCAATTCACCAAGAACACGATATATTCGTGAAGGTGATTATGCCTTATTAGCAGCAATCAACTGGTTTGATACAACTGAAGATTTAGCTGCTCGTGAAATCTATTCAGCTTTATTCACATTCTATGATAGTCAAGATAATATCCTTTCAACAGGTAGAACATATAATGTGGAAAGCTTATGTGGAACAAGACCTGATTGTTCTTACTATGATGGATTTTGGGACACCCCAACAAATTGGACTGAACAACAAGTAGTTTATTTGGGGGTGGGTAGTCCTAACCTTGAAGAACACGGAATAAACATACCAGCAACAACAAAATACTATAAGGTTGAATTGGAAGGGACTTTATCAAGACCTACACCACCAGCACCTGAAATAGATAATTTTGATGGTTGTTCGTGTGGAACTTATGAATGTGAAAATCCTGTATTAGCAATTGATATAATTGAAATTGAATACATATCTTGTTTGGGTGATGTAAGTTATATTACAATTCCACCTGGTGAAATAGGTAGATGGTGTGCTTGCCAAAACACAAATGTATTTTCATTAGGTGTGGCTCAACCAATTACCTTTATTGGTTATTGTAATGATTGTATTTGTAAGACATACAACATCACAAATAGCGACCCTGATTATTCATATACAGGACTTACTTGTTCAGCTACAACCTTTACTGGTTCAGTATCTGCTGATACAACAATTCAAGTGTGTGGTTGTGAAGATAGTTTTACAGCATCAGGTGGAATGACGATTACTTTAGCAGGTGATTGTCCTTTACCATTCAGTGCTAATTGTAGAACATTTGGTTTAACAACAAATGTGGGTTATGTCTTGGATATTACTTATACAGGTTGTTGTGGAACAGAACAAACCATTTCAATGCCACCTAGTGTGGGAATTGAAATCTGTGCTAATAGTCCATTCCCAACTTCAGCATTATGGGACGCAATTGATTTAACCAGTTGTGCCACAACCCCTTGTCCTACACCGACACCACAACCTACACCATTACCATTACCTTCAGGAACACCAATCATTACAACAAATGTATGTAATGATGAAACTATGTATTTCCGTTATTCAGGTGATACAATCGCACAAGGACAATTTATCAATTATGAAAACACAATTTATAGAATTGACGCAATTGGTGGTGGTGGATTTATTCAACTTACAAATCCATTTGTATTTGATGACTTGGTTTCAGCATTATCAGCATTCCCTTGTCCTATAACAACAACTGGTTCTTGTCTTAATACAACAATCATAAGCGAACCATTCTACTTCTATTACGATGAAAATTGTAGTCCTGGCAATAGGGTTGTGTTTTGGCTCAATAAGTTAGGCGCATGGGACAGCTATAATTTTAGAGCTCGTGAAGATGTTGGTTATTCTGTTGATAAAAAGGTAATCCAAAAATCACCTGAATTATATTCAGCTGGTTGGGATACACCATCTTATTATGGTTGGAATAGTCAGCGTTCAGTATGGTCGCAGTTGGTTGGAGCATCAGGTGTTCTTTACACAGATTATTTACCACAAGGTGAAAGTTTATGGTTAAGTGAAGAATTAGTCCAATCCCCTTCAGTTTATTTGGTAGGTGATAATGGTGTGTTAGAACCTGTGGTTATTACAAACACAGAAATCATCAAACCTAACTACCAAATCAATAACAGCAAATATCAAATCCAAATTGAATATAAATCAGCTTACGATACAATAAGACAAAACCACGAATAATATGGTAGAACTATGGTTAAAATCAAACAACACAGGAGTATGGGAAAGTTTGGATACGGGAGCGGAACTAATCATTTCAATCACCAAGTCCTATGAAGAAATAGAAGATTTCCAAACAAAGAAATCTACATTTTCTAAAACTTTTAATATTCCACAGACAGCAAAGAATAACCAATTCTTCGCATCGTCATATAATGTGAATAGTGCGAACTTCAGTAATGATGTTGTTGTTGATGCTGTGGTTAAGTATGGGGGAGCAGATGTATTCAACGGACAATGCCGATTGAATAAGATTATCAATTCTGTAAATGGTGGATATTACGAAATCTTCCTTACACAGAACTTACCTAACTTTGCTAATACCATTAAAGATTTCAAGTTAGTCAATTTAGATTTTTCAGGTTTAACACATAGTTTAACTTATGATAATATTGTATCCACTTGGTCTTATTCAGGTGGTTCGTATGAAAACTACACAGGACTTACTGGTTCCCTTATTTATCCATTAGCGAACTATGGATATGAAGCAAATGCTTATTGGTCGCCATTCAACTTATCAACAACAGGATTTACCAATTCAGGAGCACCATTACAACCAACACAATTTGCGCCTTGGATTTCAGCCAAGTTATTACTTGATAGGGTATTTCAAAGAGCACAATATACCTATACCAGTAATTTCTTGAATAGTGATTACTTTAATGGTATATTCTGTTTGGCTAAAAGTAATAACACACAAGGAGCTCAAGAAACATCAGGAACAAGCCAAAACGCCAATGTCTTCTTGGTTGAAAATAGATTACCTTATACGGATATTGGAACGATTAGAGGAAAGAATGTTAGATATAATTTTAACACAAATTACTATGATGGATTTGTTTTAAGACAAGAATTGAATGACCCACTTAATATCTTCAGTCCATCAATCAATAATGAACCAGGATTAAAAGGACACTTCTTTACCCCACCTGTGCCGGGTGAATACAAGTTCAAAGTTAGTTTCACGGCTCACTTGGAAAATGCCTTTCTTGCTACATATCTTAACATAGCGATTAAAGATGTTGATAATGGAACAATCTACAATCAAATACAAGGATTGGTAATCTTCAATTCAACAAGTCCAACCAAATATACAGATATGTATATCAACGCCACATTACCAGCAGGTAGAAGGGTTGCCTTGTATTATTCAGTTCAAAACACAGGGTGAGACCCTTATAGTGATATTGTATTCACATATCAAAAGTTTGAATTATGGACTTCGCCAGTTGTATCACTTACAAACAACATTACCTTACAACAGAACTTACCTGGTGAAATAACAGGTTTGGATTATTTTAAGGGGATTGTAGATACTTTTAACCTTGTGGTAATACCTACAGGTGAAAACAACCTTTTGATTGAAAGATGGGACGATTACTTTGCGTCTGGTAATACTTTGGATTGGAGCCAGAAGTTAGACATTTCAACTGACTATACATTAGAACCAACCAATGCTTTAACCAAGAAATACATTCTTCAGTATGGGGATAGTGAAGATAGATATTCTGTAATCAACCAACAGAACTTCAATCAAAACTTTGGAACATATAGGTTCATAAGCGACCAAGCATATCACGCAGGTATTTTAACTATTGAAAGTTTATTTGACCCATTACCAATAGCAACCTTTGATGGACAGACAGATAGTAATATCTTAATCCCCCACATCTATACTTGGAACAGGGGAGCTGTTGGAGCACCTGCTCAATTCACACCACTTGGTTCTAAATTAAGATTAGGATTTTATCAGGGATTATTAAACAGCACAATCACAGGAACAACAACGCCTTGGTATTTGTTGTCGGGAAATACCGCTGTGGGTCATACCACTTATCCTGCCATATCCCACTTATCATCTTATGAATACGAACAATCTACATTTAGTGATTTGAACTTTGGAAACCAGTATGACTACTGGCAACAAGTGAATGATAGTTATGTGGGTTATACCGAAAATGATTTATTCACCAATTTTTGGGGTAATAGAATACAACAACTTTACGCAAGTGATGTGAAGATATTGACGGGGGCATTTAAGCTTACCCCAACGGAAATAAACAATATACAATTCAATGATAGGGTATATTTCCTTAACGCTTGGTGGAGGTTATTATCTATGAATGACGCTGATATTACCAACAATAGTTTGGTTCAATGCCAGTTCATTAAACTACCATACTTTATTGATAGACCAACTGACTTGATTGCCCCAACTTATACACAAGCACCATATACACCAGTGCCAATACCAACTGGTTCAACATATCAACATATTGTGTTTTCATCAATCAATACAGGAACTATGTGTGATGAAACAGCAGGACAAATAGTATTATATTCTAACTGCTCTATTCTATCAGCTGGTTGTTCGGTGTTTAGCGATACATCAGCAACTACACCAATTACTGAAGGAACTTTGATTAAAGTAGCAGGGGAGAATACTATTTATCAAGTAATAGAATATGGTATTCTAACAAACTTTACAACTTGTTAAAACTATGGCAAAAGAAATAGCATTAAAATTAAAAATTACCAGTCAGGGTGAAGAAAAAGTAATCAGTAATCTAAATGAATTAGAAACTGAATTACAAAAATTACAGACAACCCTGAAGACATTAGATTTTGGTAGTAAGGCTTTTAAGGAAGCGACAAGAAACATCGCAACATTAAGAACCAAGATTGACGAAATTGATAAAGCTAGTGAAGGTATTGGAGCTGAAAAGAAGTTCCGTGCCATAGGGGACGCAATCAATATTTTAACGGGTTCATTTCAAGTATTATCAGGAGCACTTGGATTATTCATTAGTGATGAAAGAACATTAGAAGAAGTCCAAAAGGCTGAAACAACAGCACTGAATGTGTTGAATATTGCGTTGGGGGTAAATGCCATCAATACCGCATTGGTAGAAAGTGCGACCCTTCGTAAAGCGGCTGCTGATAAAATAGCCGCTGTTTCAACATCAATCGCAGCTGCGGCTCAAAGAGCATTCAACGCAGTATTGGCTGCCAATCCAATCGCATTGGTAATCACAGCCGTTGCCGCTTTGGGAACTGCGATGTTGGTATTCAGTAAGGAAACCAAGAAAGCGACAAACGCTCTTGATGAATTAAAAATCAAAAGTGATACAATAAATGCTGTTAGTGAAAAAAGTATTGAAATCCGTAGTGAAGAAATCAAGAAGATACAATCACTTATCACCATTAGTGAAATTGAAAATCTTAAGAAAACCGATAGGGTTAAGGTATTAAAAGAAATACAAGCACAATATCCAAATTACTTAAAGAACCAAAACCTTGAAAAAGTATCATTAGAACAGATTAAATCTGCTAATGATGAATTGGTGAATAGTATTACCAAAGTTGCCAAGGCTCGTGCTGCTGGTGATAAGTTGGCTGAAATCCAAACAAAGAAATTGGAAATCGCTACAGCTAATCAACTTGCTGTAGAACAACAAAGAATACAAGAACAAAACGCTTACAATTTATTAGACAGAAGCCAGACAGACAAACAATTACAAGTATTAAAAAATCTTGGTAAGATTAGGGAAACTGATTTGGCAAAGAAAAATCAAGAATTGGATTTACAAGAAAAGGCCATTCTTGGTTATATCAAAGAAAATGACTTGACTGATAGTTTGGTTCAAAATTACACAAAGGCTGAAACTGCTGTTAAAGGATTTGGTGATAGTCAAAGTAAGGTGATTGAAACAACCATCAACGCATTAGACAAATTACTTGGTAGATTGAATAAACTAACGGAAGCTGAATTGACTTATTCAAGTGAAATCATCAAAACACAGGAACAAGTCCTTGGCAAACAAGAACAAAGTTTAGCAAATCAAACTAATATCCTAACTAGTCAAGCGAAGAAATTACAAAATGAATTATACACATTGCTTCGTGAAACAATACCAACGGAAGCCGACGCATCTAAAATTGAAGATGGTTATATTAAATTATTTGATAAGATTAGTGCTTATTATACCTATGGTAATATTGATATAAAAAAGGATATTGGTTGGGAAGAGTTTGTGATGATTGCTGAAGAAGATATTGATGGTCTTGGCGAACAATTAAAATTGGTTGGTGAAGATGGAAAGAAAAGTTTTGTGGAGTTCTTCAACGAAATTAAGTTTCGTGTAAAGGATATTCAAGACATACAAAAAACATTAAAAATACAACCATTTGGTGATTTAGAAGCAACCAAGGCATTAGGTAAGGTTGAAGATGCTATTTATGAATTAAGAAAAAATAGAGTTAAACTTGGATTAAGTGAAACGGCTATAAATGAAGCATCATTAAAACTTATCAACGATACATTTGGTTTATCAACTAAACAAAAAGAATTGGAAGACCAAATCGCAGCACAGAAAAAAGTTGCTGAAGGTGCTGGTGAAAAAACCAAATCTACTGAAGAAGCCAAGTTAAAAGCACTTGAAGACCAATTAGTAAAACAAAAGGAAATATCCACAACACTATTAGAACAGATAAATCGTTCAGGTGAGTTTTATGCTATTGCTGAAAAAATAAACGAACAGGCTAATAAGAACGCAGAACAGATACAGAAAAATCTTGTTGAAAGAAGAAGAGCTTTGACGGCTGAAGAATTACAAGGATTGAAAGAATACTTCGCTTCAAACGCAAGTCAGTTCCAAACCTTATTCACAGACATCGCAACCAACATAGACGATTACATCGCAAAAGTTGGGATTGAAGGTGTTAAAGAATTGATTGGAGCTGTTGAAAACAATTTTGAAAATATTGATACATTATCAAGGGAACAACTGGTTAAGTTGAAAGCATACCTTATGGTTGTTAGTGAAGAACTAGCATCGTCATTAGGAACTGATGGTGAAGTGTTGGTTAAATTACTTGAAAAGATAAGTAAGAAGATTAAAGAATTACCAACTGAAGCAGAAACAGCATATACCAAAACACTTGATAGTGTTAAGAAAGTTGCTGATGTGGTATTAGGAGCATTCAACCAAATATCAGGTCAATTATCAAGTATAATCCAACAACAAAATAGTTTATTGTTGGAACAATTAGAATATGGTAAAGAAACATCACTAGCATTGATTGGTGAAGCCAATACCGAAAGTGAAGCTGAAAACCAAAAGATATTGGCAGAAAGAGCGAAGGTTGAAAAGGAATACGCAAGGAAAAGATTTGAAGTTGAAAAACAAGCAAGAATACAAGAATTACAATTTTCTTTGGCAAGTGCCATAGCTCAAGGAGCATCGGCTGTAATCAACGCATTGGGAATACCAGCACCCCCACCATTACCACAGATATATGCTGCGATTGTTGCTGGTTTAACCGCCGCACAGGTAGGTATAATCAATCAACAAATCCAATTCACACAATCAAAAGCCTACATAGGTAGAACAGGTGGATTGGTTGAAGGGTCTTCACACGATACTTATGGTGGTGGTGTTCCAACAATGTTGGAAGGTGGGGAGTTCATCTTAAACAAGGAAGCTGTTAGAGCCTACGGCGACCAAATAAGTATGATGTCTTCAGCGACGGGCGGGAAACCTATGGCGATTGATGATAGTAGAATAGTTCAAGCGATTGCTAAACAAAACTTATCTACAAAAACCCCATTAAAAGCGTATGTTTTGTATAACGACATTCAGGACACAACAAAATTAAATAATAAAATAGAACAATTAGCACGACTATAATGAAAGTATTTGAGCTTAAAATAGACGAAGAAGATGACTTATCAGGTATTCAATATATCAGTATTGTAAAAGACCCCGCAACACAAATTGCTTGGGAGGTTTTCAACAATCAAGAAGAACCTTTAAGTTGTTCCCACAGGGAAGATTTACCCCAAGAAGCAATTGACTTGTTGGATAATTACGGGACTATTGTAAGTCCTGAAGCATTTTTCAATGCTGAAATAAAAGATATTGATGAATTGGTATTTGAAACATTTGCTGTTCCAAATATCAATCCTGACCCTAAAGCACCTTGTAAGTTTAGTGATGATAATAGTGATACAGCATCAGTTATATCAAGATATATCTATGTGGTAGATACAGGTGTTGGAGCACCTTTAATTAAAACATCAAGACAACTATGTCGTAAAATGTTATTATCACAGAAGGTATGGTCGGCTTGTGATTTACAAAAATATTCTGTAGCCCTTACAAGTCAAAGTGATACATTCAAATTAGTTCCAAGACCACATACAGCACCACAAGTAGATTTCTTTACCTACAAATCTGGGAAATATTGTCGTCATAAGTTTGTTCAAATTGATTTTCCTATTGGATTAAATGAAACATACGAACAGGCATTAGCCAAAATACCATTAAAAGCACAAACTGCTTTAGCAAATGGAACTATATTAGCACAAGATGGCAGACCTTTCCAAAGTGAATGGAGTATTGACCCACCAAAAAAGACAGGTATGTCTGCTGAAAATAACTTAAAACCTATTGGTTTCCATTTTGGATTGTTTGTATATCCAACAAGGTTCGCAGCTCTAACTGCTGAACCAACAGCGAAAACCATTACTAAAGTTAAGATGGGTGATATGACTGGTTATTGTCCTGTTGAAATCACACCTGAATACTTTGAAGGGACTGCTGAAGTGGTAGAACACTTCAAGGTTAGGGAAGCATTTGCTGTCCCTACAAAAGAAATCCAAGACACAGCACAAAAGGTTTTGGATTGGGTAGAAGAAAATGGTTGGGGAAGTTGTGGGACTGAAGTTGGTAAAGTTAGAGCAAACCAACTGGCAAAAGGCGACAACATTTCCCTTGAAACCATTACCCGTATGTTTTCATACCTATCCCGTCATAAGAAAGATTTAGAAGCATCAACATCTTACGAAGATGGTTGTGGAAAACTTATGTATGATAGTTGGGGTGGTGAAGCAGCATTAGGTTGGGCTGAAAGGGAAATGAAGAAAGCAACTGAAATGAATGTAATGTTTTCAAGCGACGAGTTCAAAGGTGATATTACCGCAGTTGTATTCCAACCAAACCAAAAGATATACAGATGGGATAGTGAAACAAATACCCCTTACTATGTCTTTATGTCCCGTGATACGATTAGATTGATGTTGATGAAGTTGTCTAAAAACAAACCAAAAGACCTTATCAACTATGAACATTCAGGAATGGTGTTTTCAGGTGATGAAGTTTATTCTTATGAAAACTGGTTGGTAGGTGATAATCCTGAATTGGATAAGTCATACGAAATGTTTGGAAGAACATTTGAGCCAGGAACCTGGATGACTACAATTCACTTCAATAACAGAAAGATATTTGACGAGTTCATTTTGTCTAATAAGACAGCTGGTATTTCATTAGAAGGTATGTTTGAAGAAGTCCCTTTTAATTTCTTTGATGTTAAAAAAGAAGGATTTATTGAACCAAAACCAGGTCAGTCAAAAGAAGATTATTTGGCAGAATGTATCCCTTATGTAATTAAGGAAGGAGCAACCCAAGAACAAGCGGCTGGTAAATGTTATGGAATGTGGAAAAATAAGATGACTGATGAAAAGTTTGATGAAGGTGATAAAGTATCATTTGATTACGATGATACACTTTCAACTGATGAAGGTAAGAAATTGGCTATTGGTGAAATTGAAAGTGGTTCTATGGTCTATATCATTTCCGCAAGAAATGATAAAGAAGGTATGTTAGGAACTGCTGATGATTTGGGTATTCCACACGACAGGGTATTCGCTACTGGTTCTAATAAAGCGAAGGTTGAAAAGATTAAGGAATTAGGTATTTCTAAACACTACGACAACAACCAAGATGTGATTGATGAATTAGGTTCAATCGGGGAAAAGTTCATTACTGAATATATCCCTTATGACGAATTAGCTGATAGTATCTGTGGGACTTGTGATGATGAAGATGGAAGTATCTACAATTATTTCAACGAAGAAGATGCTGAAGAAACGATTGAAGCATTAAAAGAATTATTAAAAAGTAATGGATTTTCTAAAATTGAAGAAGAAACATTATTTAGATTAAACAAAAAGAAACTATTTAACTAATATGGCAACACCACAATTTACAAACTTTTTATCATCGCTAAATAGCTGTAAGCAGCAAGCGATATTTTGGCATAATCAAACCACATCATTTTCACAACACAAAGCATTAAACAATTTCTATAATGAAATCTTGGGATTGTTAGATGGATTGGTTGAAAGTGTTGCGGGGATTTACGGAAGACCTATGGGTTATACTACACACGAACCTGTTGATTATACTTCAAAGGAAGATACAATCGCATACTTCAAGAAGGTCTATGACTATGTTGAAGGTGAAAGAAAGAACCTATACCAAGAAAGTTGGATACAGAACCAAATTGACGAAATCGCTGCTTTGGTTGCTGAAACATTATATCTGCTTTCCCTTGATTAAAGAAATTAAAAATGTCTATCAGGTTTGATGGATATATTTATGATAAACAATAAAAACAAAATAAAAATTATGAAAAATATTGAATTACTACAAAAAGTAGCTGACCTAGTCGGTTTCAAGTTTTCAAGTGTTTCTGCTGAAAGTTTCGCTGAAGCCAAATTGTTTGATGGTAAAATCATCACAAATGGTGCTGCTGGTGATTTCGTTATGGGTGATACAATCACTATCAAGAACGCTGATGGAACATTTAGTCCATTAGAAGCAGGTGAATATACTTTGGCTGATGAAGCTTTAATCTATGTTATTGATGTAGATGGTAAGTTGCTTGAAATTAAACATTCAACACCTGAAGGTGAAGATGGTGGAGAAGCTGCTGTTGAAGAAGTTGCTTCAACTGAAATGAATGAAAGCTCACAATTAGAAGCATTAAAAACTGCGATACACGATGTATTGTTTGCGTTTGAAGCACACGCTAAAGAAATTGCTGATTTGAAAGCTGATTTAACAGCATTTAAGAAAGAGGCAAAACATAATCCGTTGAAAGAAGATACTTTGATGTCTAACGCTTTTTCTGGCGATAGAAGATATGAAATCTTGAAACAGATGAAAGAAAATAACAGAAAATAAAAAATAAAAACAAACTAATAAAAAATAAAAATTATGAAAAATCTAAAAAACTTTAATTTTGATTTTGATACAACAGGAATGGTAGATTACTTAAACGCTAATGCGGATTTACTTTTACACAAAATCGTAATGGATACTATTGAAAGTTCTACTTACAAAGTAATCCCTAACATCAAGTATGGCGAGTTAATCCCAGTTTATGAAACAGGAGCAATTGACGACATCGCATTTCCAGGGACATCTTGTCAGTTTTCTGGTGGAACTATTGAATTAACTGAAAGAGAACTGAAAGTTTGTCAGTATAATATACAGAAAAATTGGTGTGATGACGAACTTAATAGAACAATATTGAGTGTTCGTTTATCACCAGGTTCTTACCCACCAAACTTGGCTCCTTCAGTTGAAGAGAGTTTTATGAGCGACATTGCTAAAAAGGCTAGTGTTTATGCTTCAAGAAAGTTCTGGGGAGCTACTACAGCTGCTGATGGTTGTTCAGGTATTATTGAGCAATTAGAAAGCGCACCTTTCACTGCTGAAACTATCAACAAAACTTACACAGCTATGACCCCATCTAATTCAGTAGCAATTACAGACGCATACATATTAGCACTTCCTGCTCCATTAAAAGTAATCAATACGATTATGGCGTTGAACCACAACGATTTTGCGGCACTTCAACTTGGGCTTCGTAATCAAAACTTATACAATTTTAATCCTATTACTTTAGAGAACGGACAAATGGCAATCCAAATCCCTTTCACTAATGTAATTGCGATTTCTTGTGAAATCCCTGCTGGTTATATGGTATTGACTAACGCTGAAAACTTGTTAATGGGAACAGATTTGTTAAGCGACATTTCTTCACCTATTTCTTGGTATTCTTATGACTTCCAACAAACAAGATTGAAATTGGCTATGAAGATTGGTGCGGCTGTAGGTATTCCATCACAGGTTGTATTTGCTTCTTAATAATTAAAAAAACTATTGGAAATATCCCCCTTCAACAGAAGGGGGTATAACCAAATAAAAACACAAAAACAAAATATAAAAAATAATATTATGGCATCTAATTGTATCGTAACCAGCGGGTTAAAATTGGCGTCGTGTGTAAATAATGTTCCCGGTCTTGATAGTTTATTCGTATTGACTTCAACAGGAACTTCTACAGACGCTCAATTCGCATCTATCACCTATGATGGTGATGGTTATATCACATCATTTTCAGCAGCTACAACAGGTTTAACTTGGCAACAAATTGACCTTGTTAGAAATAGTAGTGCTGCGTTAAACGAAGAAACAGCGGTAAATATCCCGTCTTTAGGCTTCACGTTTAACACAAAGCTTCTTTTTACAATTCCGGGGTATTCGCAAGAAAACACAAACCTTTATCAACAAATCGTAAAGAACGTCCAATCTTACTTCATCGTTAAGTTGAAGACAGGTAAATATTTCTTGGCAGGTGCTGATGGTGGAATGTTTATTGAAACTGCTACAATCGTATCAGGTTCATTACCAGGTGATGACGCATTGTATTCATTAGGTTTAACATCTAATGGTTCTAGAAGCGTTCCTGAAATGTTAGTTCCTACCAACTTGACTGACTTTATGTCTTCAACAGGTTTCGGTATTTACTACAATAACTAATAAAAAAAATTACTTTTTTATGGGGGTGTAGAAACCCCCATTTTTTTAAGCCAATTATGTTGGAAGTAATCAAAGATATAAAAGTTAGAAAGGACAATACTTATGTTCCAATAACCAAATATAAATTGACTACTTTGCGACTTGATTTACATAGTGAAATAATTACAATAAAGGTGGAGTTTTATAGACACGATGACCTATTATTTACCAAACTATTTAAGATGGGTAAATGTGGTGATACGAATGTAAATGAGCTCATAAAACAAGTTCATCAACAAATACAAAATGAAGGTTAAATCATTACTTACACAATACTTTCAAGGAGAACAGGTCTATAACTATGGGGGACAAGTTCCAACAATTTTGTTTCCTGAACCAACACCACCACCAAGTCCAAGTCCAACGCCGACACCTTCAATCACCCCTACTTTAACAAGGACACCAACACCTACGCCAAGTATTAGTCCATCGCAAACTGCGACACCAACAATCACCCCGACCAATACAACCACACCAACCATCACCCAAACGAATACAAGGACACCTACACCGACAAGAACGACTACGATGACCCCAACACCAACGATGACCCCAACATCATCACCAGCGGTTTCGTATCAAACGGGATTATTGGCTATTGATTGTGGTGGTGGAATATACACAGGTGGTGTTAGTGTAAATGTGAATGGAGCACCAATTCCAATCGTTGCTAGTGGTGGAACTATTGGTAATGGAAATTGTGTAAATCTAATGATTAGAAACAACACAGGTATAATCTATCAAATAAATTATGGTGGTGGATTTACGCAGTGTTTAACACCTGGTAATAACTA